ATGAACTCCGATCGTAGGCACTTCTGCCTTCGTAGACCTGGTCGCTTGGACAGCCTCATAAAAATGAGGAAATCTTTGCAACATGGCCTCTACATGCAGAATATGAACTCGGTCACTGGCTTCGCTCAGATCGAGAGTAGCCAGAGACCCATCCTTACTTCCTCGACAGGCCATCTCCCTATTTGGGATTTGATCTGTAAAACCGACGAAGTAAGAGCCGAGATTATCGCGGGTGTTACCCTCGACAACCTTAGCTTCGAGATGCTGGACCAACGGGTGGAGGACGGCCTGCTGCATATACTGCATATAGGCTGGCTCCATTGCGATGATCCGTGGAGTTTTAAGCGTTTTAGGTACGTGTATGACCTTTACGGGCCATTCCGCGTCAGGATCGAGGATCTCAACATCATGGTACTGGTTATTATACCGCCAGTTAGGAATCGCATAATCCCCAAAAGGGAAAAGTGACTCCAGCCGTTCCGACCAAAGCTTCAGATCGTATTTCTGGTTTCCAGACATGCGGTCTGCGGTCGAACCGGGTCCATGACGTGGGACGAGCTCTGAATTATAAACGAGCTCATCCATTTTAGCGAAAACATCGCTAAATAGTAAGCGGGAGACACGTTCAAAGTTGGATACATCGAACGTGTTACCTTCCTCCCACGCGAGGAGATCCTCCTCAATCTTGACATAACCAACGAAAGCGTCCCGAACCCTATCTTCACTACAGGGTACGAGAATCTTCGCAAAGACAGCAGTAAGCTGCCTAACAGCGTAGATGGAATCAATCGAAGGTTGTGGCAAGATGACACCACTAGAAACGTCGAAAATTTGGCGAAGGAAACCCCCTAGAAACAGGGGGAGACCACCACTCCGCTTAAAACCGCGGAAATGGCAGTCGTCCACCAGGCCTTGTTCAAGACAATTCTCAAAATCCTTCCCGAAGGAAGGCAGAGTAATCGTCAAGAAGGACAAGCCCTCATTTTCGACACGACTCAAGAGTTTATTATAATCTTGAGTAGTGCTAGTGTGACACCAACCAGCCAATTCATTGGCTAGTTCACGCCAGAGATCCGTCATGCTTTTCATTAATCCCCTTAGTGGGTGATTAATCATGAGCACGATTAAAGGAATCCTCTATCTCTATTTCTAGAGAACTATCTTATGCCCCACACATGGAAAGCGTGGGGTGCAAGACAGCAGCACTGAGGGAGTAAGGCAAAGACCCAATATCTGAGTCTTAGCTTACGAGGATGATTAATCCTCGCCTCCCAGCAGCTGAGTCATCTTGGCGCCACTACTGGCGGACAGATAGGCGATGAAGCCATCTGTTACGAGTTTCTCACTCGCGACGTCGTAGCCCACAAGGGGCACGTCGACAACAAGATAAGTGGACATTGACACCTTCGCGTTGACCCCTGCAAGCAGGGGATCGGCAGCGATCTTGGAGTTGTCCAGTCGAATAAGCCTACGTGTCCTACTCCCGTAAGTATGGGAGATGGACAGCTTATTCAAGCCATCAGCTGAGGTGAACGTTCCCGAATTAGCCCCGAACGAAGTCCGAGGCAGCGAGATCGCCACCGAATTAATAGTGACTGACTGAGGATCGGCAAAAGCCATCGTGCATGTCTCCTTTGTGGGACATTCACAGGGTGCGAATGTCGTGTGTAGAGTAACTAGGTTTTGATCGCCTAGCTACCCGCGACCACCGTGACCGTGGGATAAACCCAAAGCCGCGATGACGGCCTTCTGACTAAGGCTTAGTGCCCCATCAGAAATGCCAAACCCATATGGATTTGCTGGAATGCGCTTTTTGAACTCTCTAACGAGAGAACGAGAGCACGAGGACCACGTTGTGTTCCCCGAGGTACTAATAGTATCCACACTTCTTGTGGAGGCCATTAAATACCCATATTCCAGCACCAAGCCGTTCTGGTGTAACGCCGAGATATTATTAACAATATCGCCGGCATTAGTGAACCAGTCCAGCGCCCATGTCCACGGCGAAGCATTCCAGATAGCTGTCGGAGTTGGTTTCAACCCTAACAATTTATCTGCGTACTCAGCATAACGCTGAGCCTTGCTTAGCTGACCCTTACTAGCTGGTATAAGATAGGTAAAACTACCTTTAAACCACATATTACTAGTTTGGGTGCGCGAATATGCGCCAGACAAAGCGACGGAAACTCCGGAATTACCACCCTTGTGTAAAAACAGAGAGGTCGTTCCAGAAGAGGAGCTTTCGTCACTAGGAAAAGCAAATCCAACTCGAGTGTGTTTT